CTTTTTCTTAAAGTTTTCAGTTGGCATAAACAAAACGGTTTCCCATTCACTCGCGGGTACTTCAATCATCCGAGATCTTACATGCTCACTCAGATAATGTTTAAAACAAGGCCCAAACATTTTCAATTTGGCAGCGCCTTTTAAAAGATTGTACGACAGTCTTAAGCGAGTGCTTATGTCGTATTTTTTATTTGTAGAGAAATCAGTTAACCTATCAAAAAACAGCGCTCTTTGTTTATGAGGCAAATAATGTAGGTTAAGGCCATAAAAACCTCCCTTTGCTTTTTCTACCATAAAGATAAGAGGGAACCTATCATAATAAGGCAATGTCTTTTTATGTTTAGGATCATAGAAATACATAAACATCCGACCAGGTAATGCCCGACTACGAGTCTTAAGATTTTCGTCCTTTAAAAGTTCTTTACGATTAATTGTTCTTATCGTGCTAAGCTGACGTTTAAACCATTTTAAGGATTTTTCTGTATTCTTTTCAACTCCAGCTTTAAACGCTAGAGCTTGTAATTTATCTATGTATGAAACTGCCATTATATAGTCTATTTATAACTATGTGAGTAGTTTTATGCCAAGCGATTTAAGAGTATCTTCATTCCAAACTTGAAATACCATACCATTGCGGCCGGCAAAGGCTGTAGCCGCTTCCCATTTAGATACGTTTTTCACGTAAGTCATTACTTCGTTTAAGTATTTTTTTGTCTTGCGCGATCTTTCTTTAGGTGGTTGAGTTTGTTTTTTTGGTTTAATCTCTATTAAATAGCACTTTCCGTCTTTCATCCTTATAAAAAGATCTATGAAATACCTATGCATTTTTCCATCAGTCTTGCATCTATACGAGACAACAACCTCTTCACTATTCCAGCCAACGATATCTTTATTGTTGTCGCACCATCTAAATGCCTGTCTTTCCCAGTGAGATCGATACGTTATACTAGAAAAATTGCCCTCGTACTTCTTTAAGTTCTTTGGTTTAAATTTTCCTTTGTAATATTTCATGCAATTATTCGTATAAATACTATTTATAATGGGTATTGATATCATAAAAAACATAAAAAAAGGTGCTAAAGATAAATTTAAAGCTGCTACAGGTGGTCTTACTAATTTTTTAGGTTCGAGTGATCAGAGTTCAGGAGGAGGAGGAAACGCAGGTTTGGTATTTCCTCCTGATATTAGAGCACAGACAGACCACTTACCTCTTATCGAATTCACTGCGTACGAAAGAAATCCATCTCCTGGAAATTTAGAAGGCAAGAAGAAGCCAGGCACTGGTTTTCACCAAATATATCTTCCAGTGCAATCAGGCCTTGCGATTGGCGATTCAGCCATATATAATACCATTAACTTAGAAGGCGAAGGCGCAAAAATAGCGCAACAGGTCAGCGAAGGTGGTGGCGGTGTCATCGACTTTTTAACTTCTATTTCCCGCGGGATCAAGGATAACGCTAAAGGCCTTGAGGGAGCGCTGACACCTACATCTGCAGGAGACTATAAAACACTAGACGCACGAACGATTAGTAATCCAAACACTAACACTTCTTTTGAAGGGAATGGCATTCGTAACTTTGAATTTGGCTTTAAACTTGTCGCTAAAAGCCAGCCAGAGGCTTTAATGATTCAACAAATACACGAAACATTCCGTTATTTTTCTTATGCTGATTTAAATACTGAAAAGTCAAACCTATTCCTTTCATATCCGTGCCCATGGACTATTCGGTTTCTTGATATGAGCACCGGAGAGGAAAATCCCTATATTCCAGGAATTTGGTCTTCGTATTTAACTGCTGTCAATTCTAACTTCAATTCAAGCGCGAATATGTATTTTAGCGATAATGCTCCACTTGAGGTCGACATTAGCTTAACCTTTCAAGAGACTAGAGTTTTAAATCGAAATGATATGCTAACTTTAAAAGACGATCCTTTGAGAGGCATCATAAATGGTAAACCAAGTACAATTGCACCAGCTGCCGCGGCAGGTGCAAATATAGAAAACGTAGGAGGAGATTAATGGCATTTTTTAAACAGTTCCCAAAGATTCAATATAACACACTTCGTGACGGAATCGTTAATGAGATCACAAATATTTATCGTCATGTCGACGTAAACGATGTGTTAATTGATAATGCATCTACATATACATATTACGAAATAAAAGATGGTGAAAGGCCTGACACTGTTTCAAGTCGACTATACGGCACTCCTGATTATTATTGGACATTCTTCGTTGCAAATGAAACACTCAAAGAAGGTCTTAACTCCTGGCCACTCGAATATAAGCAATTTCGAGATATGATGGAGCAAGTGTATGGTAAATACTCTGTTGCCATTTTTACACCAGTACAAAATAGAGTGATTGTGAATGGTGAAGAAACAATTGAACATAAAAACTATTTTGGAGGCCTCGATTTGACTTATGTCGAACTTGTCGATGAAGATAATAATACCGCTAAAATTCTAAATTACGATATAGAATCTCTTCAGCTCTGGTTTTACAATGTAAATAATCCTGCGCTGCTTCAAAAAGAAAAATTTACACTACGCTACACCGGCTATGATCAATATAATTGGTATAAAAGTGTATACGAATGGGCTGAAAGGAATGCACCAAATCAGCATGACGCCTTTGTTCGTTTTGCAGCGTTGGAAACCGAGGATGGTGAAGAAATAGTGTTTGACACGCTTGAGTATTATGAATTGTTTTATACTACGCAGTTTCGAAATATAATATTCGAAGCACGAGATGTATTTGCTCAAGCAGAGAATGCACCAAGGTATTACCTTGATGCTGATCTTGAAGAAGAAAGCATTATATCAGGTTTTCAAGCATATGATTTGGGATTCGACCTTTCTGAAATAGAACTTGCACCTTATTTCCGAGGTCGTCTCGACAACTACGTCCCTGAGTACAGCGGATTTACGAAAGGCGATGTAGCTGAAATCGCTCTGAATACATATACAAACAACTTTGAAGCTGGTTCCTTTGTCTTATATTCACACGATGTAGATAGCGTATCGATTCTTGAAGTCGAAGAGCAATTAAACTTTGACAAAAGAAAAATGCGGATTATCCGCCCAAACGTTATTGAAGAATTTGTTGAAAGATATAAAGAACTTATTCAATCTTAATCATGTCAAATCGAAATATACTCGAGCAGGGCACAAAAGAGGCTCTGTTACCTGAATCATTTAATCTGAAGGAAATCGTTATTCGGAATCACTCTGGAGTCGAGCGTGATATTAAAGCAATTGTAGTCAAATTCTCCTTAACAGAGTCACTGTATTCGCACTCTGTTATAGCAAAGTTAAGCGTAAAGGATACTACAAACTTCTTCGAAAAATTTCCAATCACTGGTCAAGAGACTGTACAGATTAAGGTGGAAAGGAAGACAGCCTTTACAGACGACGAAGCGCCGGAAACGATCGACCTTATGTTCTTTGTTACGGAGTATCCAGTCTATGGACGAGCCGGCCAGCATACACAGGTGTATAGCTTCTCAGCGATCGCTCCTCATGCCTTTGGATCCTCTTTTCGTAAGATATCACGATCATATAATGGATTAACCTCAGAAGAGATTCGAAAGATCATTGTGAATGACTGTAAACTGCCTGAAGAAAATTACCGGCAGACCGGAGATCCTATTTCGACCGCTCAGGGACTGATTACGAGACAATCTCCTCTGAAAGCCGCGGCATGGTTCCTTTCAAAGACCTTCGACGAAGCACTTGCACCATTCTTTTTATTCCATACGATCTGGAATAAGGTACAACTCTCCTCATATACATCCCTTATATCACAAGAACCTTACGAAACTTATATACATACTACAGGTTTCAGTCAAAATGCTCAAACAGAACAAGATTATATTGAAAGAAGTACACGGATACTTCAAATAGCGTCTGATCTGAATCTTGGTAAGGTATTTCAAGGGCAAGCAGGAGCATTTGCATCGAGTAATAACTCTCTTGATCTTACAAATAAGACATATACGAAGTATGATTATGGTTATAATAAAGATTTAAAGAGTAAAAGCAATAGTCTAGAGAGTGGTACTGTACTGTCGCGTTTCTTTCAAACCGCCTCTACGGAGATAGATACTCTAGCAGATGCTCACAGTGAGTATATTAGTCTGAATAGAGGTGCATACGGTGATTCGCAGAAGAATATGAACGGCCTACGAACACAGACACAAGGAATCACTCGAGCATACCATGAGATACTCGAAACAACACAGCATGAGGTTATATTACACGGAGACATGGGTCTTAATCCTGGTCGTGTTATATATCTTAAGCTACAGAGAGCGATGGACCCACAGAATTTTAAAGACCTACTCGAAAAGAATCCACGAGATATATGGGACGAGCACTTATCAGGTAAATACTTAATCACCTCAGCGATACATACATTCGAAAATGGTAAATACTATACTAATGTTAAGGTGAAGCGAGACTCTTTCTCGATTGATATAGATAATATATAGACATGAATAGCGAAGACTTTATATACGGAAAAGGATTTCACTGGTTTACTGGTGTGATCGAAGATATATATGATCCAGAAGAAATGGGCCGGTATAAGGTTCGTTGTTTTGGTTACCATACTGACAATAAGGAACATATCTCTACAGAAGATTTGCCTTGGAGTCATGTTATGTTACCAATTACTTCAGCGAGTATGACTGGTATAGGGCAATCAGCGACTGGTATATTACAAGGAACATGGGTAGTAGGCTTCTTTCGTGATGGTTCTTCAGCGCAGGATCCCCTTATATTAGGTACACTGCCATCAAAAGCAACACAAGATCCTGACCGCGAGCGTGGCTTTAATGATCCAGATGGTATATATCCACGTTCTAATTATATAGGTTCAGAGCCTGATACACCAAGAGCAGCACGTAAACAGTATTCTGATTCACAGCCCTATATGGCAAAGGAGGACTTAAGGCAGGAAGAGATTGAAACAGCGACTCCACCGCGTGTTACTTCTATCTCTCCAGATAAAGACGATACCTATTATGAAAGATTAACCTGGGAGAATCGTAAGCTCAAAGAGATCATTGGTCCTGTCTATCCTGCGAATCATGTAACAGAGACTCAATCAGGACATATAATGGAAGTAGACGATACTTCTGATCTCGAGCGCTTATCGACGTTCCATACATCTGGTACTTACGAAGAGGTAATAGCTAACGGAGACAAGACCGTTACAGTCGTTGGTGATGAGTACGAAGTAACCTTCCGCAGTAAAAACATGTACGTAAAGGGTAACGTGAATTTAACTGTTGATGGTAATATGAAAACTCTTGTCAAGGGTAACTATCATCTCGAAGTCGAAGGAGATAAAACAGAATATGTCAAAGGTACACGTACGAGTAAGATTGGTCAGAACGAATTAATCGAAATCGACCAAGAGCGTAGTATTAATGTAGCAGAGAATTTCACGTCACGGATTGGCGGTAATGAAATCAGGGATGTAATCGTCGACAGTACTACTAACATTACCGGCCATTACAATATGAACATTGTGTTAGACTCAAAAACGGTGGTTAACGGATCAACTGCACAAACCGCGATTGGAACCTTTACTGTAAACTCTGTTGGTAATATGACTTTAGTGTCGAACTCTACTATTAAGATCGATACGAATACAAATATTGATATAGATGCGATAACTGATTTTGATATTACGTGCGCTGCTGATGTAGATGTAAATGGTGCAACAATCAACTTAAACTAATATGGCTATTAATTGTTC